ATTCGACCCTAGTGCAAGTTTAAATACACCTAATTCAAGCAGTTCAAGTGGCAATGGTTCAGGAAATCAATCTCCTCAAGGTAAATTAGTTTCTGATGCAGATTTAAAAGTAATCATGGCTAAATATATGACAGATGTATTAGCTAATCAGTATGATACTGTACGTGCAAATAATATCCGTGACAAAGCCCATGCGTTTGCAAGAGAAGCACGAGCACAAGGTGCTACTATTGATGTTAACTCTCACTTTAATACTGAATTAGCTAAATTAAGCAAAGAGGATCAAATTAGATTAAGTAATGTTGCATCAAGTAATTATACTGTTTTTGATAGTACAGAAATGCAGAATGTGCTTAAACGTTGGTCTAGTTCTCTTAAATCTCGTGCTTCTGCATTAAGTGGAGGTATGACTAGTTGGAGTGGTAACGGTATTGATGGTAAAGGTGGTAAGGAAATGATTGTTCATCCTAATGAATTAATCAACTCCCCTCTTGATACTAAGAATTTACTTGATATGTCTAATGTAATGCAACGTGCAATGCAATTCTTTACTCCTGTACTAAAAACAATGATGAAGCCTACTAGTCTGATGAATAATATTTCTAATTCTAATGGTGGCGATACATATGAAATTAACTTTACTGGTGACATAAACAATACTTCTAAATCTGGTGCAAGGCAATTTGCAACAGATATCATGAATGAAATTAGAACAAAGAAAGGATAATGTTATATGCTTGAATCTACACTTTTTACCTATGACGGGATATCAAGTGAAGATATGGGTGTTAGGATGGTGAATCCTGATGGTGGATTATATAAAGAAAACTTCCTCCCCACTAGAAAAATTATAGAGAAAGCTGTGGCAGGTAGAAATAGTCCTTATCCTAAGAGAGTGGCAGAAGAACCACTCTCTTTTCCTATGTCTTTTTTTATAAAGGAATGGGGTGACAGAGATAACTTACGTGAAATAGTTAGATGGTTTGATCAAGAATATTATAAGCCTTTATGGTTAGATTCAAATCCAGACAGAATTATGTATGCAATGATAGAAGGTTCATCTGATTTATTACACAATGGGTGTTTAGATGGTCATGTTACTTTTAATATAAGATGTAATTCCCCTTTTATGTATTCTCAACCTTTCACATTTAAGAAAACTATAGAAGGTACTTATGAAACTCAAATATCCAATGAAGGTGATGACACTTTTAGACCATATCTGAAAATCAAGAAAATTGGTAACGGAAATATAAATATTAAAACTTATTTAGAAGGAAGTTTAGTTAACGACTTTCAATTAAACGATTTATTAGACGGTGAAATTATTGATGTAGATTGCGCCAATGAGGATATCAAAACAATTTACGAACCGAATGGTAGATACCTTTTCGATAATCATAACGATGACTGGTTAGAGTTCGGAATTGGTTATAAATACAATGGTGAAAACTCTACAAAAGTAATATTTACAGGGAATTTTGAGTTAGAAATGACTTATCAATATGTATATAAAAGTGGGTGGTAAATAATTGTCGTATTCTTATTTTAATGTACAGCATGTAAAAACTAAGCCTGAACTATGGCTATGTAAGCCTGACCGTACAGCAATACATAAGATTAAAGATAGCTTTGATGAAAGTTTGGTAATTAAATTTAGTGCTATTAATGAGTTATCATTATCAATCCCTGTACTAATTGAACGCAATCATAAAATTGTACAGAATCCATTAGTCAATAAGATGAGAGAACGCTATCTAATTCGTATGAAAAAGGATAATCAAATTGAATATTTCATCATTCTTAAAATAAATAAACAAATGGCTAACGATGGATTTGAAAGCATTACATATCAAGCTTATAGTTTAGGAATAATGTTGGCAGGAAAATTGATTCGTGACTATGAGGAAACATCAAAAAACTTATCATACCTAGCTAACGATATGCTCGCTCAAACATTTTGGAAATTAGATTATGTAGATGCTGATTTCGATTTAAAGTATCGTTCATTCGAAGTATCTTCTGCAAACGTATTACAATGTATTTTTGATTTAGCAGAAAAGTTTAATGCGGCAATTAAATTTGATACAGTTCAACGTAAAATTTCATTCCATCATCCTAAGAATATAGGTAAAAATAAAGGTTTGAAGTTAAAAGAAGGAAGATATTTAGAGAGTTTTGATTTAAATATTGATCCTGAAAATATGGTTACTCGCTTAAAGGTGTATGGTCAGGACGGATTAGAATTTAGACGACTCTCCCCTACTGGTTCAAACTTCATTGAGGACTTTTCATTCTTCATGTATCCATTTGAATGCGATGCTAATTACAATGTGCTTAAATCGTCTAATGGTTATATGAGTGATAAATTATGTATCGCATTAACTAAATATCAAGATAAATTAAAATCAATACAAGGTCAATTCGATTCATTAACTTCTCAAGCAACTACTAAACGTGATGAAATTCAACAACAAGAACAAGAACTAAGTGTATTAACGGTTAAACAAAATGACTTAGAGAATCAAATTGATGTGATTAATTATACATATACTGACGAAGCCCCCTCTCGTCCAGATTGGCAAAATATTAATGGACAGTTAAATGCAGTTGAAGCAAATATAGCAACTAAGAAATCACAAATAGATAATTTAAATGGTCAGTTAACAAGTATTGAGAATCAAATTAAACAACTTAGAGAATCCGTTAAAGTAGAAAACAATTTTACACTAATCCAAGTTGATGAGTGGAATGAGTATATTATTGAACGTGAACACTATAACGATTCAATTACTGATGACGAAGACTTATTAGAAGAAGCTTATTCTGTATTTGATGATGTAAGGCAACCCCCTATTAACCTTAATTTATCTCTTGAAAACTTTTTGACTAACGTAGAACATAACTTTAATAAAGATAAGTTAGCAATTGGCGATATTCTATCTCTTAAATCTAAAGATATGAACGTTGACGTTAGTGCAAAAATCACAGAAATATCATTTAATTATGAGTCAGGCGATGTCTCAATTAGTGTAGCTAATACAACAAGAGAGAATGATGATTATAGTGACTTAATTTCAAAACTAAATTTAGCATCAAATACTTCTACAACAGTAAATATCGATAAATGGAAATGGGATGAAGGTCGAGAAGCCAACAATGCCTTAGCTGATTATATAAATGGAAATTTAGATGCAAGCGTTCAATTAATTCAAAGTGGGTTAAATGATTCAACAATACTCAATCATCGTGGATTAATATCCATTGACATGTTAGACCCACAAGCAATTTTAATGATCCAAAATGGTGTAATGTTTATTTCTCCAGATGGTGGCAGAAGTGCATCAGTTGCAATAAATAAAAATGGTGTATTTGCAGAAAAATTATTTGGTAAAATTATTTTAGGAAACAAATTACATATCGAAGATGTCGATGGTGTCGTGACCATTCAGAATGCACTAATGACCGTTTATGATTTAAATGAAAAACCACGAGTACATTTAGGTCGCTACCCTTCTCCCGATAATCCGTCTATATATAAATATGGTCTGAGAATTTACGATGGAGCAATAGATATCAGAACAACTGAAAATCAGTATCGAGGAGTTCAATTTGATGGTAACGGAATAAGAACCTTTAATAACAATGGAGTTCGCACTTTTAATATAGACGCTAATACAGGTCAAGTTGAGATTATTGGAGACTTAACTATTAAGACTTCCCCTTCCACTAATAAAGGCGTAGTAATTGACGGTGATGGTATTAAAGGCTATAACGCATCTGGTCAAGTTACATTCCAAATAAATAATAACGGTAATGCTTGGTTTAGTGGTCGCTTAGAATCTGCTACAGGTACTTTAGATAGAGTTAGTGGAACTGTAGATAACCTTGGTGGAACTTTTGCAGGTACTCTCAACGGTGTCGATGGCGTATTTACTGGTAATTTACAAGCTGTCGGAGGTACTTTTAATGGTTTAGTAACAGGCTCATTGAGTGCAGAAACTATGAGAGCTATTATTATTGACGCTGATCAAATTAATGCCTTACGTATTACAGTTGATATGTTAGATGTTAATGAATTAAGTGCTATTTCTGCTAATTTAGGTAGAATTACAGCAGGACATATTAGTAGCGTGAACATAGATATAAATGAAGATTTATTTATAGGTAAGGAATTAAATATAGGTAAACATTACGGTAATGCTGAATCTAAACGTATTAATTTTGGTGGTAGTTCAGGTGGGTACATTCAACATCAACAAGATGTAATGAGGATTGGTTCTCAAGAAGGTGTAGAAATTGATACTAAATTAGTCGTAAATGGAATTTTAGATTTAACTAATGCTACAGTAATTGGTTTATAAAATACATAATGGAGATAAGGAGATAATATATAAATGAATATTAAGTTTAAGAATGGTCATTTATCAATATTGATTCAACTCTTACACTCTTTAGAGTTGAAAGCTAAAGAATCACGTATGCGTACTAGATTTAAAAATATTCTCGTCGAGCATAACGATAAAATTGTTAAACCTGAAAAGCAAGCGTTAATTGATGAATATGCTAAGTTTGATGAAAAAGGTAAACATGTCTTTAGAGATATTTCAACAGGTGAATTAGATATATCAGAAGAAAACTCAATAATTATCAATGAGAATATCAATGAATTAATGTGTGAAGAATTCTCAATTGAATGTAACGAATCTAATAAAGATATGCTCATGATTGTTTCTAAAATACTGCTCGATGGCGACTTCACCCTTTCTGGTGATTATGCAGATGCTTATGACGAATGGTGTGAAATGTTTGAAGAAGTTATCGAGCACTTCAATAATAAAATAAATACATAAAGGTGATAAACATTGTTTAAAAATGAATATTTATTAGATGTCGATTTGAAATTTATTTATTCATCTAGGACTCCTGTATTTAGACGTGGAGATACTTCTATATTAAAACTCAGAGTTCATGATAACAGTGTTATTTATAATTTAGACAATATGTCTGAAGCAGAAATGACTATTATTATGCCAAGTGGACTAACCTTGCGGAGCTTATGTAAATTTGAAGACACGGACACAGGTAAAATTGTTGTATTTGTTTTTGAAGCTATCCATATGATCGAAGTTGGAATTTATAATCTTATCCTCACAATAACTGACGGGAATGGTCAAGTTTCAGTTCAACCTTTTAAAGTAAGATTTTTCGATAGTTTAAATGATAGCGATACTACAATATTTGAGCTTATTCAAGACTTGCAAAACAAAATAAATGAATTAGAAAGAAATGTTACTGATACTGTTAAGCAATCAGAAAAAGGCGCTCCCAATGGTGTCGCAACTTTAAACTCGGACAGTAAACTAACAGAATCTCAAATCCCTCTTTCTATTGAAAGACACCTTAAACAAACGGTTTATTTAACAGGCGCTCACAAATGGCGTATTAATAATGAAGGTATGGGACAGTATGAAACTCCTGATGGTAAATATCAATATGTAGGAATGCCAACTTATTCAGCCACAGATGTGCAAAGATTAATACTAGACACTATCGCATCCGAAAGTATTGTTTCTCTTCATTTCACAGGAGAAGGCTCTCCAAGCGACATAAAACGGCAATTTGGAAATAAGAATATTTCTTACTTTATGACTGATGGTATTTCAGTTGTAAATAATTCATTTAAAGTAGATAGAACAGGCATGTTTACTATATTTTATAAAGATGAACAAGGCAACGAATACTTGAAGAAAATAGTTGTAGATAAGGGACAAATTAAACCACCTGATGTTGAGATTTATATAGAAGAAGGCGTTGTGTCATTCTTATCTGACACAGAGTTCCAAATTAGAAAAATTGCAGAAGGAACACATCAGTTAGAATACTTCCACACTAACGGGATTCCTTTACCTAGTAACTCTATAAAAGTAACAACAGCAGGATATTATACTGCTTATTATCAAACAATGACAGGATTGGATTATATTCAAAACTTTGTTGTTCTCCCGACAGATTTTGAATAGATCGGAGGTTTTTATTTTGCAAGATTATAAAGTTCCAATAGATATAGGAGATATTTTTAAAACAACTGATTTGCTATTTTATAGTGGTAATACCCCTGCTCATATTTTTGTAAGATTATATGAAAATAGATACGATATTGATATGGGCAGATTCTCTAGTATGAGATTAGCTCTTACAGGTTCAGATGATAGCGTTTATATGATTTCATCTTCCACAATAGAGATAATTAACGGAGTAAAATACATAAAATTAATATTCCCTAACAATCTGTTAACCGCTAGAATGGATTATTCTGTCAGACCCACGGTTACCATAGATGGGAATAACATAAGACTGAAAAAATATAAAATTTTTGTAAGAACAGAAATAACAAGTGATTTAAATACTGCTATAAGTATTACAAAACAAATAAATGATATCTACGAAAGATACCTTTCCTCTGTAAAAAGAGATGAAATAGGTGTCCCTCATGGTTTAATCCCTCTAGATAATGACGCAAGGATAAATATCAATTATATGCAAAATGACATAGTAGAGCATATTGGTCTAGAGTATCAAGGACATGGAACTCGTCTAAATAAAGATAGAGAACTAGAATACTATGATACAGAAGATGAAGTATGGTACAGATTAAATAGTCTTCATGGAGGATTTTTTGATATACCAAGGAAACCTTCTAACTACAGCTACTATGGCGGAGATTTTTAAAGGAGGTAGTTGAATGTCAACAAAAGGAAGAGAAATACAATTATTCCAAGGCTATGAAGATGAGATTCCCCTCTTAAAAAAAGGTGAACCTGCTTATAGTTATAAACGAGATAAAACTGCCCATAAAGTATGGGTGGGCACAGAAGAAGGAAATCAGCTATTACAAGGTGAAACGGTAGTAGAGAACTCATTAGTATCGACCAGTACGACAGAGGCTTTATCAGCTAATATGGGTAAAACTCTACGAGAAATGATAGAACAGATTGCAAATGCAGGAAACAAAGGTGGTACAACTGAAGCCAAAGCATTCCCATTAGAAACTACAGCAGACAATCAAAAAGAATGGACTCTTCCAACGAGAGCTTATGACCCAGTTAAAGATTCTGTTATTGCCTTTCATAATGGCGTATATCTAAATCCTGAATCGTATACAATCTCAAGAACTACATTCACAATACCAGACAACCCTATTGTGGTACAAGCAAATAATAATGTAGTTGTGGTAGTTTTTAAAAGCATCCCAGATTTAACAACTACTATTAGCGGAACTTTAATCACAAGTGACTCTATCACTCTTGATAAATTCGCCCAAGAAGTATGGGATGTATTAAATAATGGCGGAATACAAATTATTGATAGTTTGAATTCCACAGACGCTACGAAATCACTTTCAGCTAAACAGGGTAAGATATTGCATGATAATACCAACGACTTAGCGGTAGTGGTAAACAATCATAAAAACGATGGCGATGTGCATTTTACTCTGGGACAGAAAGAAACTTGGAAGAAAATTCTCGGTAAAAATGAAGTGATAGATTCTAGAGATGAAGTTCAGATTCCTAGATGGTACTGGGAGAATAACAAGAAGAGAACACTTTATGAATTTAAATCTAATGTTAAGTTAGGGTTGCCTCAAGCCCGTAATCTTTCTCAATATTCAGCAGTGCAAACAATTATTGCATGGGATGACAGGTCAGGCGGAGAAGTAAAACAAGTAGCCTATCATGATGACGGGGTGTTTTATAGAACCTCAGTTAGCGAAGTATCTTGGTCTTCATGGTCAATGGACTTTAAACATGTTATGAATCGAGTTGAAGGAGCAGACCTGAATACCTATGTAACTCCGGGTATATATTCTTTAGGTGGAACTGTTATTAACGGTGGTAGCGCAGAGTCATATTGGAGTTCATTAACGGTTACAGTTTCAGCAGATGTAATCAATCAAACTATTAGAAGTACCAATAGTCATATGCAAGTTAGAACCGGTATTGGACAAGGAACTTCTATTGCTTGGGGTGAATGGAGACGTATATTAAATGATGTGGACTATGATAAGCTTTTTACCTTGTTCGGTGATAAAAACGCCAAAATAGCATCTGCTATTACCGATAAGGGTGTTCCAACAAGTGCAGATGCAACAGGAGACCAAATGGCCGCCAACATTAGAGCAATATCAACTGGTAAGACAAGTCATTTTCAAAAGAATACAATACGTCCAGTAATAGCGAATGGTACTCATCACATAAACACAATAGTTCCGTTTGAGCCAAAATTCGTTTTCCATTCCACACCCGGAACAATAATCATGAATGGAATAAAAATAAGAAGCTATCCAGTAGGAGGGTTATATACAGATAATATAATTATAACAAATCTCAACAATGGAACATGGAATATAGATTCTGTTTTGATTAATAATCAGGATGTTGGTGGCGGAGAAATGTACGTGGATTTGTATGCTACATCATAAGCGATAAATATTTAAAATGAGGTGAAAAATATGACTTATAAAGGTAATCAGGTTTCAAGAGAAAATTTAAATTTTAATGCTTTGGCATCAACTGATGTAATTAATAATACTACTTCAACAGACACGAATAAACCCCTTTCTGCCAATCAAGGAAAAGTCATAGATGAAAAGGTAAATGGACACATTCAAAACAAGAACAATCCGCATAATACAACAACGGGACAAGTTAACTATTTAGGTGAATATGTAAGAAACATAACAGACCCAATAAGTGATTATCCGATTGGTGTATCAGTAATGTTTGTGCGTAATGAGCAAAATGGTTTCCCTAATTATGGCACTGTAACGACTACTCACGCACACATGTCAGGTGGAAGCGCTCAAATTTACACTCCTTACAGCAACGAGTTGGGAGGTAAAAATCTATTAGTAAGACGTACTCAATATCCTAATGCAACTTGGACTACTTGGGAAAAACTCGGTGGAGTAGATTTAATAGACTCTTATCAAAGTAACTCTACTACTCTAGCCCCCACTGCAAATGCTTTATCATCTGTTTACAATATAATTACTGCCCCTGCTTTAGCTCTAGGTTATGACGCTAAAGCAGTCGCTAATGGAGCAACTGCTTTAGGATTTAATGCTAATGCCTTAGATGCAGGTTCATCGGCATTAGGTCTAAATACTGTAGCTAATTCAAGAAGCACAGCGCTCGGCAATAGTTCAAAGGCTACGAGCACCAATGGGCACTCTTCTTTTGCTTTAGGTAATGGGGCAGAAGGAACTAATGGTGGGTTTGCTCTAGGTATGGGAGCTAAGGCGGTGAATTTCGGAGTAGGTACACTTGGCGTAACATATGCTTCTGCTGACGGCACTAGGGATTGGACAGTTCCGGGAAACTTTGCCGTTCAAGGAACAAAAACTTTTGAAATTCCCTACCCTCACCCAGAGAAAAAAGACACTCACAGATTAAGATATGGGTGCGTAGAATCCCCTACAGCAGGAGACACGCTCTATCGCTATTCAATTACTGCTAGTAAAGACGGTGAAACTGTAGAAATTGAGCTATCAGATTATTTCAAATATCTTAATACGAATGTAGATGTATGGGTTAACCCAAATAAACATTTTGGCAGAGCTTACGGAGAAGTAATTGACAATAAATTATTTGTCACATGTGAAAAAGCAGGAGAGTATAAGGCGTTAGTAATTGGAACACGAAATGATGACAGTGTACAAGATTGGTATATGAAAGGTACTGTAAAAGAAAATGGAGAATCTTGGACAGGCGAGACATATATGTATGAAGTAGAAGAGTTTTCAGAATCAGTAGAATTTAAGGAGGATATTTAATAATGAATATTATTTTAAAATCATCACACTTACAATTTAAAAATCCAACAATTGGATTACCTACTCGCTCAATTGAAGAACATTATTATGCACGACGTATTGTTGCATTAGTTAATGAAGAAGAGCGAAATTTCCGATTCATGGCTGATGAATTGCCGTTCGTAGCAACAGAAGAAGATATGATTAATTCTATCACAAATCAATCGCAAAATAAATAATTACATAAAACAAGAATATTATTGAAAATATATGTAATAAATATGCTATATATTGTATATTATAACTACTTTATACGTTAATTATGTATAAAAATTAATACTCACTCCCCTTCTCTACTTCTTATTTGAGGTAAGGATTATTTCATTTGAAAGGATGTGAAACGATGACAGTTCAAGTAGATTACCTTAACTATAACGAAAGAATTAAGTCAGCTAAGATACCAATTGATAAAGACATTTATCAAGAAATCATTCCTATCGTTAAAAAAGTTGAAATCAATAGTCAGACGGAAATTGAACGTTATGTTGAAATCAATATTCATGATGAGCGACTAAGTAATGTAATTACAAAATGTTATGACCAAGATGAATTATTGGAGCTTATTAGGGTATTGCAGAGAATGGCAAAAGAAATCATGATGGATGACGGAGCACAAGGTAATTCATGTAGTAAATAATAGTTAATAACAAAAATACAAAACAAAAATTAGAAAAGAGGAATTTATTTATGAAATTAGTAATCGACACGAACTTAAAAGAGAATATTTACACAACGACGGTAGATGTGAAAGACGTTCGACCAGAAGATACTGAATTGTTCAGCGACTATGGGGAACAACGAGTAGATGTTTCTGCCGAAATCACTAAATCTGTTACGGAAGATGTAAAAAGCACAGTCGAAGTCGAGCAACCGAAATTAGATGATGACGGTAATGAACAAGTAGATGGTGAAGGAAATACTATTATGGAAACAGTTACTAAAGAAGTTATTACTAAAGTGAATCGTGATGTTTTACTTGTAAATGAAGGAACAAAATATAAGTACATTTTATCTGATTTCCCTATTTCACGTTCATTCGCAGTTACCCAATATGGTGAAGATGCTGAATTTATTGCTACAGAGTATGGAAAGTTAATTGAAACAAGAGTAAAAGAAATTGTTGATAAATTAAAATCCAAACCAGACAATTTCAGTGGCACTCGTGAAGTAATTCTTTAATTCAATAAAATACATATATTAAAAAAGACGAATCAGGAAAATTCGGTTTAGAGTAGGTGTGAGGCATCTCCCCTACTCTTTTCTTATTTTTATAAGAAAGAGGAAAATAATATGGATGCTAAATTTTTAAGTGATATTGCAACGTCACAAGCAGTTTGGGCTATATGTTGCATCCTGCTAGTTGGATTTATTTTAAAAAAGGTTTATGAAAAAAATGACAAGCAAGAGGACAGGTTAATTGTCTTGCATGACGAGTATCGTACAGAATCTAAAGAACGGGAAACCGAATCTAGAGAGCGTGAGAATAAGCTAATGGAGCATTTGGCTCGTTCAGACCAAGCGCAAGAACGTACAGCAGTCGCAATTGAAGGTATTAATACGAGTTTAAATAAGCTAGAAATTCGAGTAGACAATATTGAGAAGAATAGTTTTAAGAATGGAGATGCTTAATTATGCGTATAAATTGGAAAGTACGAAAAAATAACCCTCAGTTTTGGATCACATTATGTTTATCGGTAGTTACTCCCCTATTCGCATATTACGGAATTACAGGGGTAGATTTGACAAGTTGGCAAAGTGTGTATGAGTTAGTTATTGATGCAGTTTCTAATCCTTATGTACTAGCTTTAATTGGAGTAAGTACATATAATGCAATTTTAGATCCTACAACAGTTAACTTCGGAGACTCTAAGCGAGCCTTACATTATATTAAACCGAAAAGAGATGATGTTTAATGTCAGTAACTACAACTTGTCGAGACATTAATGAACTAACTCCTAATGCGAAATTAGCTTGTCAATTATTGTTTCAAGAATGTTATAAACAAGGTATCATTGATATTTTTATCACAGAAACATACCGATCACAGGAACGTCAAAATTATCTCTATGCACAAGGTCGTACAAGAGCAGGACAAATTGTTACATGGACACTAGAAAGCAATCATAAACCAAGACGAGCATGGGATATCGCAATCTCACCTCCTAAATCTTTATACGACAATAACACGCTAAATAAAGTTGGGACAATTGCGAAAAAGTTAGGAATTGTATGGGGAGGAACTTGGACTAATAATATGGATAAACCTCATTTTGAAATACCTACTACTTGGAAAGCACCTAATGGATGTAAGTTAGAAGGTACGATTATTGTTCCTATTAGTAGTAGTGTGAAAGTCCAATTAATAAAAACTAATACGGAGGAGTTAACAGTGAATCAATACAATGAATTGTCTGCAAAAATTAAGGAATTAGAAGCTCAAATTCAAACTAAACAACCTATCACACCATCAAGGAAAGTTCTTGATACACATAAAGTTGCATGGGAATGGGCTACTAAAGAAGAATTAACTAACGGTGAAAATCCTCAAAATGAAATTACTCGTGAACAACAAATGACCATACTAAAACGTTTTTATGACAAATGCATAAAGTAATAAAATATACAATACTCTCCTCCGACTTAATTGTTGGAGGAGTTTTAATTTAAGGAGTGATTACAGTTGCCTAGATTGAACCTTATAAAACTAATATCTTCAAATGGAAAGGTTAATTCTGTAGCCAATGAAAATATCGTCATTAAAGAATTTACTTCGCAAACTGCTTTTGCTTGGAAGCAATTGTCTCTAAAAGTATTTGCTGAATGTAACATTATAATTAATGGCGACAGTGACCAACCATCTTATCTAAATCTGCCTTCTGGAATGGAATTGCAAATAGATAATCTACATATTAGCTCATTGACTTTTAAAGAGAGTGGAATTCCATATTTTTATTATGCAGGTATTTAAATTGAAAGGAGGAATTTCATAATGGGATTCTTCGGTAAGGATTCATGGGGTGATGAAAACAGTGGTGGTAATGTTAATTTACCACTATCCCCTACCGACATTGCTACAAATGATGATAAACAATTCATTAGTAAAACTGAAAAAGAACAAATTGAAATTAATAAAACAGCTCTATTATCAAAGGTTGATTCATCTCAAATTGGAGTTGTAAATGGAGTTGCTAAATTAAATGCTCAAGGAATGGTAGTTAATGTGGATGGAAGCTTACCTTCAGGTGGTTCAGGTTCTGTGAAATGGGAAGATTTTTAGTATTAAGGAGGTTATAAAATGACAAACGTAAGATTTCTTAAAGGTAATAAAGCTAACTTACCTTCTGTTGGTACAGACGATTCAACTATCTATTTTGTCGATGATAACAACGAATTATATAAGTCAGTCGGCAATGGTTTACCTTTGAGTAAAATTAGTGATGTAATGAGTGAATATTTGAATTTAAATGATTTGCAATCCAAGAATCCCTCTCTAGAAGGCAAGTTGTATTTAACAAATGAAAATAAACTATATACATATAGAAATAATACATATGAATTGCTGAGTGGGAATATCAAAATTAACGCTGACGATATTGTAGAGTCACCTAGCAAGGTACTTGTATCCCCTTCTCAACGATCACAAATTGACTCTAATACAAATGAATTAGCTAGTCATACCCAAAGACTATCCGATTTACAATTAGATATCGACAATATAGTATCTACAGATGATAAAGTAGCAATGGATGCATCTAGTGTAGCTACCTATCTGTCAGAGTTAATTGACGGACTAACACTTAAAAACATAAATGGTAAATTAACCGTAGAAGGATTAACTGGACTTATTGTTAGTATTAATGAGTTAAATTTCCTACAAGGAACTACAAGTAATATACAACAGCAAATCAATAATTTAAGTGGAGTATCAAGTTTCAGAGGCGTGTTTCCTACCTTTGTAGATTTACAAAACGCACCGAATCCACAAGCAGGAGAATATGCAATTGTATCTGATGGTAATATGAGTGACTACTACTTCTACTATGGCTCTAATTGGGATTATTCACATGCAACTTCAGGGGTTTCTATTATCGATATAGCAAACGGTACATCTGGAATATTACCTAAAACTAGATATGAAAAGCAAAATGCTAGTGAAACGCCATTTGTAGATGTTTCTGGAAAAATGGTTGCTACTGACACTAATTCTGCTATCTTAGAGGTTTTTCGATTTGCCGATAGTCTATTAAAAGGATTAACTCAAACTGTCGGCTCACCTTTATCTTCTACAGATACTATTGATGTATCACTGCAAAAGTTTAAACAGTGGTGGGCGGGACTAGCTAATGTTATTACTAATAAAGGGATTTCTACGAGCACAAATAATAATGGTGATGAGATAATTCAAAAAATAGCATCAATACCTAATATATCTGTAAGTGGAGGTATTAAACGTCTAGATAAATTAAATGCTATAGCACCATATAACTTAGATATAGTATTAAAACAACCATTAAAATTAGAGGATATTTGTGCAACTTTATTTGAATATGTTCCAGGAGCTACAGGAGTGGTTAAATACGATGTCAAATTTAATAATGGAGATGTAACTGATTTTCTACCCAATAAGTTTGTCGATTTCAATGGAGTAGCTAGCCTACAGAAAAGATACACAGAAAGATTAGAAACAGTCAGTGACTGGAATGGAGAAGGGGTTATGAAAAAACTAGTCTTCAATAGAAGTGATTTTACTAGTGTGGAAGGTTTTGAGTTTAATTAAATAAAGAAGGTGTTATTAGAAAATGCAAATAGAAAAAATTAGTGAATTAATAACTCTAAAAACACTGAACTACACTCCATGGGGACTCACTGTTATTGGCGACGAAGTGTTTATCGCAACCTATAGTAGTAGTCCTTATAGAATAGAAGTTTACAGTGCAAGTATCTTTGAATTGCTTAGAAGTTTTACGGTTACAGGAGTCACTCCCAACTCCTATGGTTCTATAGGTACAGATGGGAATAATTTATACGTATGTAACTCTGCAAATAGATTGGTAAGCGTAGATAAAACCAATGGAAGTGTTCTATCTATTCGAAATGATACAACCTACAACACAGATAGAGGCGCTACTTTCGATATTGATTTGGAAAGAGATATTATGGTTTATTCTAGATATGGAACTGTTGCAAACAACTTAGTTATATGTCGCTTCTCAGATGGAGCTATTCTTAACACCTATACAATGCCAATGCAAGGAACAGGAGCTAGCGCCACAATATATAAGTCTAGGGGAGCGTCTTACATCATAGTGACTCAATATTCAACAAGAGACATATTCATTTCCTCAGACATTTCAAACGGCTATGGCAATCTTACTTTCAGTTCACTATATTCATATGTAGCAAACAATTTAGCAGGAGTAGGGTTGTACAAGAATACGCTGTACTTTGCGAATTACTATGATAGAAGAATATCTAAATTCGATATAACTAAATTAACTATAAGTAAAATGCTACTAAGAAATGGACAGGAATATTACTACTACAGTAATTCTCAATGGGTTTCTCTAGGAAGTAACCCAACAAGAGAGCAGATTATTACCCATGGTATGGAGAGTATTACAGCTTCACAAATATCAGAATTTGAAGCTCTCTATGGATTGACATGGTATCCGATACGGTGGGCGGATGAGGAAGATTCAAGTGAGACTGGAACTTTAAATGCCACACCGTATCCTCAAATCTTAACAGCTAAAAACAGTATTCAACTAACAGGTGTTGTATCATGTACATTCCAATGGACTGCTACAGGAGGTTCTAGATTAGCGCTAAGTGTAGATGATGGAGTTACTTATCATGCTTTTAAAAATGGAATATGGGTAAATGTAGCTAATGATATGTCTAACGCTATGACAGTTACAGAATACACGGCTATGACGTGGGAGCAATATAGATTATTAGCAGGTGATAGCAACTTTTTAAAGCATCAATACTATATACCAAATAACTCTACAATAGACGATACATTAATAACGGCAGAACTTATGGGAACAAACAAACTGGCGAACACTTCTGACTATAGTGTTGCTTATGACCAATCTAAAAAGACGATTACGATAAATATAAAAAAATCTGGCACATTTTTTGCAAATGTATTAGACACGTAAATACATAAAATCAGAATATTATTCAAAGTTACGTAGTAACTATATGAGTTAACTAAGAGAATAATAGTATAAATAACAAATAAATACTTAACCACTCCCCTACTATGGGTTAATACAGGTAATAATAAAAAGTACTTTCAAAAGAAATAATTTAAACAAATACACAATAAAAATTAATTAAAGATTATGTATAAGCCCTCCCCCTTATTCTTAATTGAATGGCTGAGGGCTTTTTTACTTTTACGATTAAATTATACTCTACATCTTCTAAAAAAGGTGGCTTAATTATATTAAATTCAATATAATAAAATAAATACATAAATTAAAAAAGGAGTATTTATTGATGATGACATTAGATAATTCGATCAGATTAAATGAGAATGCCATGTTGAAAGTAAGACCAGAGTTATTTGATGAATGGAATTTTGAGAAAAATAAAGATATTGGAATTGATATTTACAAAACTCATTACAATAATACTAAGAAGGTATGGTGGACTTGTCTTAAATGTAATAGCGAATACGATTTGAGTATATATAACCGAGCTAAAATAAATCAGAATTGTCCTTTCTGCTCAGGGAAACGTATTAATCACACAAATTCGTTGGCAACTTTAAATCCTTCTCTAGCAAAAGAATGGCATCCTACTAAAAATGGAGAATTAACTCCGCATATGGTAGCTTGCAATTATAGTAAAAAAGTATGGTGGGTTTGTTTAGAATGTAGTAGCGAATACTTTTCGTCAGCGAACAGTAAGTTATCTGCAAATAAATCAGGATGTCCTTATTGTTCTGGCAAGCTGATTAATCATACAAACTCTCTCGCTTCAAAAAGACAAGACTTAGCTTCACAATGGCATCCCACAAAAAATGGCGATTTAACTCCTCATGGTGTAACTGTAAAGAATAATCAAAAAGTATGGTGGCTGGGTAAATGTGGACATGAGTGGGATGCTCAAATTTGTCACAGAACAAGAACTAATAAATCTGGTTGTCCGTATTGTAGTAGTCATAAGTTGTTAAAGGGGTTCAATGATATATGGACAACTAATCCGAAACTTGCCTCTATGCTCGCTGATCCTGAAGATGGATATAAATATATGCAAAGTAGCAATAAGAAAGTTGACTGGAGATGTGCTGATTGTGGCAGTACTATAAAAAATAAATCAATAAACAACATATCAAATAGAAGATTACCATGCTCCAATTGCTCTGATGGAAGAAGTTTACCTGAGAAAATAATGAGTTTAATACTAAGTCATATAGTGGAGTCTTATCATTATGAATTGTCTTTTGAATGGTCTAATAATAAGCGTTATGATTTTTATTTACCTCATTATGACATAATTATAGAGATGCATGGAAGTCAACATTACGAACAGTCAAAAAGAAAAGAAGCTCGCACACTTAAAGAAGAGCAAGAAAATGATAGGTTAAAATATGAAACTGCAATGAAGAATAATATAAAGGAGTATATAATAATAGAATGTAAACGTTCAGATTTTAAGTATATAAGAAATAGTATATTAAATAGTAGGATGGCAGAGTTGTTTGACTTAAGTAAAGTTGATTGGTCTGATATAAAAATTAAATCATTTAAATCTACAATTAAAACATACGCTGAAATGTGGAACGATGGATTGACAGTAAAAGAAATAGTTGAGAAAGTTGATCTAGGATGGACATCTGTAACGAACTATTTAAAAATAGGAAGTGAAATAGGAATGTGTAATTATACGCCAAGAGAATCTAGAATTAGGAGTATTGCGTATCATAAATCATTGAGTGAGAATGTATAATAATCTAAAAGTATATACAGGTAAATTCTTTTAAAGTATTTTAAATAAATTAAATATACAATACAGCAAAAATAAATCCACTAATTACTCAAAAATCCCTAAAACGGAAAATCGAATAACTAGTGGATTTCTTTTATCTCACTGAACCACTCACAAATGTTTTATTTGGATAGTACATATTTTTAACGATGACATTAGAACCTAAGCATTTAACAGCAGGACAATGACAATTAATACTGTTAGAAATATTAGTATTCAACCATTTATCATAAATGTTTAATAATGTGCTTGTTTGAATATTACCTAGTGATGCTCCATCATCAGTGAAGTCCGATACTGAAATATCCCCTGTGAAAATATTTAAATTCATTCGTGATCGTCCATCCACGTCATTTCTGATAGTTGTATTAGGAGTCTTATTAATTCTATCTAATAAAGCTAAATCACGTTTGTCAGAACTACAAGCGTAAAACGGTAATGTACCAAATAATATCCAAATATCTTCATTTCTAAAATCTAGAATGTTACTGACTACATCCCTATATTCGTCCAATCCAATAGTTTCTAAACTTTCAGCGTAGTCACTAGAATACATAGGATGAATTTCGTGCCTTTTACAAAGCATTTCATTAGCTACTTCATTATGAATCTTCTTTAGATAAGGAACTGTATTACGATTAAGCATAGTTTCGGCTGATACGAACATTCCACCTTTAGAAAGCTCTCTAGCATTATCTAGAATATTTCTGTATAACTCTGCTCTTTTTTCTAAAGGCGGCTTTCTATCCATCATAGCAAATCCAGTCTCAACAAATTCCTTTTCATCACACCAGTTATGAGAAATGTGCATAACGTCTAAATAAGGAGCGACTAATTCATAATGATCCATAGGTAAAGTTAGATTAGAATTAATTTGAGTTTTAATGCCTCTGCTTTTAGCATATTTAAGAAGTGGCAATAAGTTATTTTTAATTCCACGTTTAGTTAATAACGGTTCGCCACCTGTAAAACTCATTGTACGGAGTGTTTCTACAGCATCTAGGTGTTTGATTATTTCTTCACTAGGAATAGCTTCATCTTCTTTTGTTTGTAAAGCGTAACCAACTGCACAATGGGCACAACGCATATTACAAAGATTTGTAGTTGTAAATTCAATGTTTGATAAAGTTAATTTCCCATACCTTTCAATATCGTGGTAACTTTCCCATTCATCGTAAGGCTTTATTAATGTTTGCATAAAAAAATCTCCCTTTCTATACATTAATTTTCGCATAGGTAAAGGAGAATATAAAGTGTTATGTGTTGTATATTATTTTAAATGTAGCATCTTCATAAATTTCAATCTTGTCGATTATTTTTTCTTTTAATTGTAATAATATCTCATTAGTTAGTGTTACTGTCATTATAGAATACTTTATATTTTTTTCTTTCGTTATACACCTGTATACCTTCAATTAAATTTTCAACATCTTTGTATGATTTTATAATATAACCAGTGTCCACTTTTATTTTCTCAATTAGTTCTAGTTCCTTGATTCCTATAGTTCGACAATTTTTCTTGTTAGGGCAGACATATCTTGAGGTGTGAATAGATTTCTTTCTTACATATAACTTTCCGCACTTGCATCTTATTTTACCTTTAAATAACGCTTCATCATATATCTTATCACGTTCATTTGAAATATTAATACATACCCCTAATAGTTCTTCATCGACAATCATATTTGGATAAATGTCTAGTAAATATTCTAAATACTCTTCGAATGAGCCACCCGATGTATCTATCATGGATTTTATCGTTTTTAAACTTAATCCTGTTTTTTCCCTATATTTAGTTAATGAATAATAATTCAACCCATAGTGAGTAATTAAATATTGAGCGTTTATTGCTTTTCTAATAATAAAATCATCTTTATATGCCCGATTCTTATAATCGGGTAGAGTAATTAAATCAATCGCATGAGCATTTTCAATTAGAATGTTTTTATCGAAAGATGATAAGTAATCCTCTAAATTTTTATATAACATACTAGTGATTTCATAGACAAAATCAAAATAATTGAACTCTATTTCGAACTCATTTATGCGTTGTTGTCTACCTTTCACAACCACTGGCGAGCGTCCTGTACTAAAACTTATACTAGCTTCAGAATCATCATTAGAGTCAGCGTCGTCTAATATGTTACTGTTATCCGCTAATCCTGCTCGTATTTTAAGGGATACATTGCCTTCTTTGTTAACATATATATCAGTGAATAAGTCTTCTAACAACTGTTTCTGTATTCCTACAGGAGCATTCTCTACCACATCACCGAAATTAGTTGCCAATCTCATAAAGTCTTCTAAATTAAAGTCTTTACTTTCACCTTCTGATTTTTCTGCCAAAACTGCGTAAGCCTCTTTCATATCATTAAGTTCAATTAATATTTGCTTTTGTTTTTGTAGATATACTTTTTGCAATTCAAAATCGTCTTTTAATTGACCCACTAATTCAGTATAATTGTTTAATTCTTCTTGTAACGCCTCAATTCTTTTTTCTACATTATCAGATTGTTTGCTATAAGTTAATTTATCGAGTTCAATTTTAGCTTTTAATTTTTCATATACATTTGGACTTAAAAATTCGGCAATTTTATCTTTCGCCGCCTTCAATATTAAATCTTCAATAACTTCCTTTCTGTATCCATGATTATTGCAATGAGTATTTTTATAATTAGACCTTTTATTTTTGCATACATAATAAGAACGTCTTTTACCCTCTTTGTCTTGAGTTGTACTTGTTAAAAATTTTTCTCCACATTCGTCACAAAATAATAATCCAGACAATAAGAAAGTGGTGTTGTATGCTCTTGGAGGTCTAACTCCCTTTTTCTTTTTTGCTTGTAATAAATTAATATCCCGTTGTCTTTCCTCTGTACGTAAAGGAATAATCATATCGCTTTTTTCTATAATCCTATCTAAATCGATATTTTTTTTACTTTGGTATTGCAAATGTCCAGTATAAACAGGATTAAATAGTATTGTGTTAATGTTCCTATGATTCCATAATTCCGTAGAAGAATAAGAAATAGGCTTCGGTATCGGTAAGGTTAATGTCGGTAAGTTTTTTATTTCTGCTCCATTTAACCATTTTGCAATGGTCATCATTCCATACCCTTGTAGATATAAATCTTCTATTTTTTCAAAAATACTTTTTGCACCTTTTATTGGTACGTATTTTCCGTTTTCTAGTTTATACCCTATTGGTACACTTCCTCCTGTAAACTCACCTTTTTGCGCTTTAGATATCATGGTATCTGACACACGAGCAGATGTTGTCGCTGACTCCATTTCTGCAACCATAGACATTACAACTTCCATCATTTTACTAGCTCCTGCTGTTTTAAATGCAGATAAATCTATTTGTTGTTCTCCACGAGCAGTTAAATAAATTTCACAGTTATTGTCTGCTAAGAATTGAATAAACCACATGTATTCTTGTGTGTTACGAAACATACGATCACGCTTATAAGCTATTACGTAATTTACCTTATTATCTTTAATATCTTGAATCAATTGTTGTACTTTTTCACGCTTTTCTAATCTAACTTTCGAAGCAGATACGCCTTCCTCTGTATAAAATTTATAAATGATTCCTCCTATAGAATTAGCATAATCTTGAGCCATTTCACGTTGCATCTCAAGAGAATCGCCATCTACAGCTTGAGTGTCAGTGGATACTCGTTCTAATACACCAATTAGTATTTGACGTTCACCAAATTCATCTACTATAACATTTGACCTCTGCATTTTTTTATATTTGTTTTCTTTTGAGAATAAATTTTCATCCATCACCATGATAACCTCCATTATTTTCGTATACCTTTTATAACGCTATGTATATATTTTATAATCACACATAGATAAAAGCAAGACGATAGAAATATATCATCCTGCTTGTTGAAATTATTGTTTATTTTTAATGTAATCAAACAGCATAGCGATAATTAGGTTTTCAATATTAGCTTTATATGTATTAATATTCTCTTTTTCATTTGTTTCAATCTTATATAATTTTACGTTATTCCTAATCTTACCCATCAAACATTCTCCTTTCTCACATAATTGATAAATTCAAACTTCAACCCATTTTCCGCATGTTCTTCCCTATGTATTTCTTTAAATTGTTGCTTAACTTGTTCATATGGAAAATGAGTATCGCCTTTTTTATCATCGTGTATCAGTGTGATAAAAACTTTATCCGTATAAGGTAATACTTGTTCATATAACTTTGATCCACCGCAAATAAATAAATCCTTGTCCTGCATTCCCGTATGTAAATAATGATTAAGAATCTTCTCGAATGATGATTCCACAATTACTCCATTAGGTACTATGTAATTTTTATCAGATGTTAAGACTACGTTTGTACGTTTAGGTAATGGATTAGGCAACGATTCAAAAGTATTCTTACCCATCAAACAATGATTACCTCGTGTGAGCGATTTAAAGCGTTGTAAATCTTTTTTAATCTTATATAAGAGCTGATTGTTCATTCCAATTGCATTATTTTTATTAATTGCTGTAATAATATTAATTGACATTTCTATCCTCCAATAGATATTGACGCTTTTCATGTATTTATAGTAGAATCAAGATGTGACTTAAACCGAATTTTCCTGATTCCACAATTAGTCACATAGAGAGTGAGTGCCATCTACTAGCATTCGCTCTCTATTTATCTTTCTTGGCATGAATGATTTTCTTGTTGCTATATACAGTAACTACTTCCCATCCATCAGATTCTAATTGTTCTACTTCGCTGTAGTTTTTGTAATTGTAGTAGATATGTTTTTCTTTTGTTGATAATGAAGATGCTAATACTGCAAAAACCAATACTCCTATACCTATGTATATATTTATTTTTGAAATAGAATAATTTTTAAAATAAATACTCGTTGGTATTATTATCATTAGTAATAAAACTGATACTACAACTGTCCATATATAAGTGTTAACTATCCATTCGTTAATTATCAATTGGCACTCCTTCCTTTTTATACATATGATTACACTGCTAATTCAAATTTAAGTTGTGGTAAGATTGGGTTATAGTCAATCAACTCAAAATCCTTTTCTGAAATGTCATAAAAATTAGTACCATCAGGGACATTTAGAATTAAATTAGGTTGAGACTGAACTTCTCTAGATTTTAATTCTTCTACTCGCTTCAACATTTCTATAGCGTTATCAGAGTGTTTGTCATAGATATGAAGGTTTTGAGTTAGCATATTAAACTTACCAACCTTCATTGAAGTGTGTTTAGCTATCATCATTTGAAACGCTAAATATTGCATCCTATTTATGTGTCCTGCTGTTAGGTAATCACTGCTACGAGACGTTAATGTCATATCTAAGTAGAAATCCTCTTTTACTTTTCTTACAGTAAACATAGTGCTGTAGCAACATGGGTTCAAGCCATCAGATTCCTTAAAATCCTCATTCTGCCACATGGATAAGATATGTCTACGACCAAACTTGTTATTCATTAAACCGTCTAATAAATTATTCATTAAATCATGTTTCTTTACGGTTGCCCCATATCTAATACCTATTGAATCGTCTCCGATATCAAATTCATTCCACCATTGGATATTGTAATTGTCACGTAGTAGCTTCAGATCATTACTTTGATCCTTATAAATCCATTCAATCTCTCCGATACCACTTTTAATTGCTATTGGACGTAATTCTGTAATAGGAGTCTCACCTTTTGAAATATCATAAGTTTCAAATACTGGACTGATAAATGCGCTATATGCAGGAGTTCCGTCTTTCCATTTAGGTCTAGGATTATCGTCCATACAACCTTCATTAGCCAATCTAGTTAAGTTTTCAATCAGATACTTTTCTGCTTTATTTAATTCGGTCAACCTAATCTCTCCTTATGAATAAAAATGAGAGCAGAAATAATCCACTCTCGTATGTAATTATGTATTTTATTTATTAAATAGCTTCTTTAACTTGTTTTTAAACTTACTTTCCTTTTTAGCTTTCTTACTTTTAGGCGTTTCTTTAACTAACTCTACTTCCACTACTTCAATCTTCTCTTCTTTATTAGTTACTAAATCCTCAGATACGTTTTCTACTTCTTCAATTGGAATACATTCCGTAAATTCATGTGGTGTTTCTGAAGGCTTTAGAAACTGTATAAACTTATTGTTAAATCGTTCATTACCCACTCCATAAAAATCTTCAAATGATAATACTCCTGTACCGTTATATTGTGGAACGAATACCTCATTATTTTGTTTAGCTTCTAATTTACGTTGTTTGCGTGATTTCATCATATTAGTTAGTCTCCTTTTCATTCGCTAAATCTACTCCAACTATGTAACCTTTAAACCAAGTATTGTTATCATTATCAATTTTAAATGTCTCATTTCCTTCAGCATCGTACCCTACAATTACATTATCTTTACATTCAACAGTCATAATTAATTTCTCCTCTGGTGACGGTCACTACCCATTATTAACTTTCAATAATATCCATGATTTATTGAAAAATAGTGATATAAATTTGTTATTCATACCACTATTCTGTTAATTATATCAATTATTCGTTACTTACCACTACTACCTAAAGCGCCTGTACCACGTTCAGATGGAATTTTTAATAAATCCTCATATGAAATGACTTCTTCGGTTACTTCAGGTACAATTTCAACTGCCATTTGACATACTGCTTTAGTAATTGGATATTTAACTTCTGTTTCAGTTTCCACTTTGTCTGTAACTAATTTAGAAATAACAATATTTTTATCAGTTGTATTTTGTAACTTCAAGAATACTTCTCCACGATAACCACTATCCACTTGACCACAACGAGGAACTAATCCGATTGAGCCTGTTGATCCTCTTTCACGTTGGAAATCTAATCGATATTTGTAACTTACTGCTGTTGCAATACCTGTATCAAAACCTACAATCTCATGAGGTTTAATTGTTACTTCATCTTCATTAAAGAGTACATAGATATCATAGCATCCATCTTCTTTTCGTTTAGTTGGAACAATAGCTTCCTCTTTAACCTTTGCAAAATATAATGTGTCATTGGAATTCATAATGTAATATCCCCTTTATTGATTATTTATCATAAATATTATCAAAATTAAATGTAGTATCAGATATTGGCTCTACTTTTGCTGAAAAATAACTAGACCCTTTCTGGCTAAAAAAATCATATGTAGTACCTTCATTGCGAATACCGTTCATCACAATCGGATTCACTTCTTCTTCTGGAAACATAGTATCTAATCCTAAATTCATCAAAGCCTTATTTGCATTGTATCGAACATATACTTTAACATCTGGAGATAATCCTGTTTCGGCATAAATATCATCTGTATACTTTACTTCATTTTCATACAAGTCTAATAATAATTCGTATCCCCACACCTTTAACTCATTCTGCTTTTCTACATCAAACTTATTAAAAATATTTTGTGCAAAGTAACCAATAGCTACTCCATGAATTGATTCATCACGTAAAATAAGTGAAATGACCTCTGCACTATTTCGTAACGTACCTTGACCACCTAAATACAATGGATAGAAGAATCCGCTATAGAATAAGAATGATTCGAGCATTACTGAAGCAAACATTGCCTTATATAATGATTCATCGTCACCTTCTTTAATAGAAGAATATATTTCTCCGATTACATTAGCTTTATATTGCAAATATTCGTTATCTTTAACCCAATCAAAAACTTCATCAATTTCATCATTATTACACAGCGTTGTGAAAATATAAGAATATGATTTAGCATGAATGGCTTCAAATGCTCCAAACATAGTTAAGACTGCTTTCTCTTGTAAATCAGGATTATATTTTGAAATTTCATTCATTCCAATATTTGTTTGCAAAGTATCAAGAAGAGTTAAACCGCCAAATACTTTTTTATACGTATCCTGATGCTCAAATTCCTTCCACTGCTTAATATCTTTGCTGACCGATACTTCTTCTGGTTGCCATATCATCTTCCACTGCTGTTCCCAGAAAACAGGAGCTAATTGACTTGTAGGTTTATTCCAATTTACTGCGGAGTATGTTTTCTTCAAAAATAACTACCTTCCTTTCTTATATAGAGCACGACTCACATTCAGACATCGCTTTTTCAACTACACCGTCAAGAGTATTTAATCGCTGTCTCACATAATAGACAGTCTTTATTCCTTTTTGATGTGCATAAGCGTATACCTTAGCTAGTCTCTCTGTTGTCCAATCATCTGTTACATATAATGTCATGGATATTCCTTGATCAATATGTTTCTGAGCAGTGGCATATAAATCAATCATCTTAAACGGATTAATATTATAAGCGTCAACATATTTATCTTTATTATCGTTAGTTAAGAATGGCATTGGATAAATTGTACGACTATCACCGTAATCACGAGTTTCAACTATTTCTGTTATTGGCGAAATGGATGCCGTAGAACTTCTGACATAGCTTATAGAACCAGTAGGGGCAATGCACATGCGGTAGCTGTTAAAAACACCATACTTTTTAACACTATCCTTTAAATTTTTCCACATTCCTGATGTAATAATAGGAGTATTGCCCAATGCCTTTTTTACTTTTTCAGACGGTTCAATATCTACTTTTGAAATGTAATTATTAAAGTATTCACCTGTCGCATAGTCTGACTTTTCATATCCAAAGAATGTTTCTCCGATCTCAAAAGCTAAGACATTAGACGTTTTAAGTGAGAAATAATTTAAAGCCTCCATGTATCTGTCAATAAATTCAATGGATTCAGGAGAACCATACTCAATATCATTTACCATTAAGTGTCCATGTAAATTCATTATCCCTAACCCAATAGAGTTCATCAAATTATTACCTTTTTCTACAGAAGGAACAACTTTCATATTAGTCATTAACGAAACTTGATTTAATAATCTAGTAGACGTATCAATTAGCTCTTCAAAGTCATTTACTTTTGTTGAAGTATGAATATCAATAGAGCCTAAATTACAAGATACATCTAATCCAAATTCATTGTCGATGTTTCCGTCTTTAATAATACTTGGACTCTGCAATTGAAGGACTTCGTTACAAAGATTTGTCATACGCACTCGTCCAATACCTTTTAACGGATGCACTTTATTCACGTTATCGTCGTACATTTCAAATGGGTATCCTGATTCAAATTGTGATTTCTTAATTTCAGTATAAAGTTTACGAGCGTTAATGCGTTTGAGCTTGCGTATATTAGGATTGTCTAGTAGTTGATAATATATGTCTGTAATTGAAATTTCAGACATATCTAATCCATACTCCTTCTTAATGTCATATGGTGAGAATAATACAATATCCTTATCTTTTTTCATTAATTCAAAAAATATCGATGGAATAATAACTCCTGTTGATAATGTAGTCAACCTAATCTTCTCATCGGCATTAGGTTTTTTAGATGAAATGAAATTCTCAATATCACCATGAAAAATATTTAACCACACTACCCCTGATCCATTTCTTGAGCCTAGCTGATTTGCGTAACTAAAAGAATTCTCTAGCAACTTGCATACAGGCATAACCCCACTCGCTCTATTTAGAATCCCTTTGATTGGGTCGCCAATTGGTCGTAAGTCAGTAATACTTATTCCAACTCCACCACCTCGCTTTGATAGTTGTAATGCATTGCTAATGTTGTATGTGATATTGTTCATGTCATCAGACATTAATAATTTAAAACAGCTTACTAATTCGCCACGTGCTTTCTTACCACTGTTCAATGCTGTTGGTGTTGCAGGTTGATATGCGTCCATGATAGCATGTACTGCTTTTTCAGCTAATACCGTATCGCCTTGAGCAAGGTATAATGCAATAATAGAGATTCTATCCTCGTACTTTTCTAAAATTTCATTACCGTCTCGACTTTTTAATGCATAGGAATCATAAAATTTACTAGCACTCATGAAAGATGGGAATCTGAAATTGTAGCTATATGCAATTTTGAAAATCTTTTTAATGAATTTAAAATTATACATGGCTAAGAAATCTTTTTCATAATAATCTTCATTAACTAGATACTTAATTTTCTCTTCTAGGTCAATGAAGTATCGCATCTTCACATTTACTTCTTCTAAGAAATACTTAGTTGTGGCAAGTGTATCTTTTTCACGATCAATTTTACCTGTCGACTTATATGTATTCAAAATCTCATTATTTAATTTTAAGTATTCTTTCAAAGCAGTCACCCTTCTATTAACTTATTATATTCATCAATAATCTTCAGATAATCATGATTAAACCCTCTTAACTCTACCTTGTGGATTATTGGAATATTATACTTTTTACTAATCTTGTCTGCGCTTCCACAGAAGTTATTGATTCCAAAGTTCGTGTTTCCACTAGCAATAACACCTCTGCACAAAGTATGATTTCTTTGTAGGAAATGTTCAATTACTTTAGGAACATCACCTAACCCATCTGTATATGTAAATATAAAATATGGAATTGTTATAGTTAATTCATCGTTAATTTCAATAGACGGTAAATTTAACTTGTTAACTATATATCTTACATTGCCAGTTCTACTAGCAAAAACTATCAATTTGCTAATTCATAAATCTTAGCTTGAATTTGATGTATTTCTCCATGAAATTCACCGTCAACTTCGATAATAGGAACCGACATGAAACCTTTACTTACAATTAAATCTTTAGCTTCTTCATTTTCATCAATATTTACAACATCACACTCTAAACCTGTAGCATCCAATGTCGATTTAATTAACATGCATTTGGGGCACACAGTTTTCGTATAAAGAATCATATAATACCTCTTTCTATATGTATTTATTTTATTAATAATTGAGTAAAATCTGTTCTACAATTTCCTTAATTGTCATCTTACCAGTATCAAACTTGACCACTTCTAAATGTTCAACATTATGTAATGCCTCTTCGTATTTACGTTTAGCATATTTCAGCTTATCTAGTGTAACGTAATCATCTCCCCGAGAATTAAATCGTTGCTCTAATACTTCATCGTCTGCATACAGGTAAATTACTGTTGCTTTATCCTTCATTAATCGTTCAATTACTCTACGCTGTTCATCTGTCAATATCGCAAAGTCATCATACATTGGAGCGTAAACCTCATTGCAAATATGGAATCTATCAAAGACAACTTTATCCATCTTAGTAAACTCAATAAACTTTTCAAACAGTTCATCTTGAGTGCATTGCGAATGCTGAAAACTTGATCCTTTAATAATTTTAAATTCTGTAATGTCAGCTAACATATCAACTAAGCTAGTCTTTCCACTACAGTCTGTACCAACTACAATATAATTCAATTAATCACCATCATTCTCTATGTATTTTATTATCTATTACTTATGTAGTTCAAATCGGTTAATTCTCTTGGAGTATATTTCTTAGTTGTTTTGTTGTTGATTATTTTTCTAACAGAGCCTAACGCTGTACTTAATGATGCTACAGATAAATTGTCTTTAGTTAAATCTCTAGCTGTTTTGACAACTTCAAATAACTCCTTTGCTTCTCTACGTTCATTCCTCACAATATGTAATCGTTTATAAGCTGTATAACCTTGATTAGCAGGTAACTTTACAAATTCGATATGATGTAACAAATCTTCTTGTTCCCTATCTTTACACCCGATCAACTTAGATAATCTATTTACCTCTTCTGGAAGCTTATTTAAGAAATTTCTAACGAAGGTTAAATCTTTTTCAAACTGCTTGATGTCATCCATTGTGATCACCTAGCTCTCTTCGTAAGTATTGCATAAAGGTAATTCTTTCGTTCTCTAGTATGTCTTCATTAACAAATTTTAATCCTAAATACTCTAATACTGAATCGCTTATCTTCATTTCTCTCATCTCCTTTTGTATTTCTTATAATTATTATAGCACCACGTTTTAATAAAACAAGTGTTTTATGTAATTATTTTATTAATTTTTAATATTGACCGTCTTTATATCTAATTTCAAAGTATAAGCCATAATCATCTATACGAGGTACGGTTTCAATGTCACTATACTTTTTTAGTTTATACTTTATATAATTATAAGTGAATATAAATGATTTAGGTAACTCATGTCCTATATATTCAGTACCGTATGCTTTATGATACAGCTGTAATTCAACTTTAAATGATTCATCACGCAACGTATTAGCATCTATATAGTATCGGATACACGACTTGTTATTGTAGATAAATTCATACTGTATACGCTTATATAAATGTCTGTAGAATGGCTTTTTATGTAGTAAATCACGTATTTTCAATTTAATTTTATCAATAGTCTTCACAAATTTAATCCTAGTTTGAAATTTAAACAATAGTATTCACCTCTTTGTTTGATTTGAGTAGAGAAAAAATAAGCAATCTCCACTCAAATAATTATGTATTTACTTATTTAATGAACCTATGATTCTATATCTTCCGTTTTGTCTACCTAACTTATTACCCTTGTTATCACTAGACACTAAAACATCTAATATTCCTGCGTGATTAATAGCTCCACCTCTGTCTAATACTACTGCTTTGAATTTTTCACCGCTTGGATATTCTACTTCTAATAAAGTGTACAGTGGAATTCCTTTGTAAGAAGCCACTACTCTATAGCCTTTATAGTATTCAGAATTACCGATGTAGACACCAGATGCTGACGTACCATTACAACCTTCCTTGCAAAATGCTGAAAAATGAGTTAGCTCGGCATTTCTCCATCCCCCTACAGCATCACTACTACCTCTACTTACTACTTGTTGTTTCTTCTTTTCTTCTAATCGTTTCTGTTCCTCAATCTTAGCTAATCGCTCTTTCTCTAATCTTTCTAAGCGTTGACGTTCTATCTCTGCTAACCTTTTTCTCTCCTCTTCTTTTAATCGTTCGTACTCGGCATAAAAAGCTTTTTTAGATGATTCTAATTGATATGCAATTGATAGCTTCTCAATATCATTTATACTCTTAGTTATACTTACGGTACTAGATGGTTCTTCTTTGGTTTCTAAAGCTTTACTTGCAAACCACCCCCAACTTAACGTGCAAATAATAATGGTTGGTACTGTCACAGACTTTTTGAATCGTTTCATTTATTCGCTTATTCTCCACAAGTTGTTTCTCATTTGAAGCTCGATGACAACATTTGATTGTGCGCTTCATTTGCAGAATAAACTCCCTCCTTTTATGTAATTAGTTAAATAATAATTCAACATGTTAAATCTGTCAATCTATTATTGTTTACCGTAAATCGAAATATCAACTTTGTTTTTAACTATTTTACTTGAAATAACATATCCATTAGCTAGTAAAATTTCGGTTAACTTATATTGATCATGACCTCCAGATACGGTTAGTGTATAGATGTCACGTTCAGCTTCAATTGTGTGTTCTAGTGAGTTGTAACATACTCCCTCGTCTTTGATTTCTAAAACTTTCCCATCCTCGTCTAATTCATATCCGTTATCGTAGAGTAACTTCTTGAATTCTTTAGTGATTGGATTTTCACTTCCGAAGATAATCTTGCGAGGCATATCATATTTAAATCTCTCATATAGCTCTTTAATGATATTTTCATTATATTTGTAGCGTTTTACTGAAACATTTCTAATCTCCACTTCTACATAAGATAAATTATCAGCAGTTAAAATATTCATTATTGCCATGAAATCACTCCTCATTCTCTAAAACTTTAATTTCTTTTTGTAAACGTAATTTCTTATTGCGAAAATACTTTTCTAATTCTCCAAAGAATAATCCTAATGCGAAGAAAAAGAACGCTAATCCATATATAAAGAACGTATCATTTGGAATTTCTTTACCTTGAATAAATACAGCATATAACTCAATAGGAGTAGCTATAATACTTATTCCTAAAACAATCATCCAAAATATATTTATCTTCTTATTGTATTTCATTCAATCACTTTCCTTTTTGATTTATTTTGTAAAATATAGTTATTACTTAATTCTTCCGCCAACAACTCCTGATGTAACAACTATTCGATAACTACTTTTAACCCTTTGTAGTAGTCGAACGCTATTTTCTAATGATTTATAATTTCCATCATTCACATCTGTAGTAATTCTATCCTCTAATACTTTTTCAATACGACGTAATTCTTTACCTTCATCGCTAGTATCGTAAACCTCCATAAGCTCAATACTTTTAATTGTAGTTAAAATGGAATCGATTTCTTTATTAGTTGTTTCGCAATTTACTTTAGTAAGTAATTGTAAAGGGATTGATTTAATATTAAAGTCTTTCTTGATTTCTACAGGATTTTCACTTTCAATCTTAGCAATGAAATCTGTCCAGTGTTTAATTGATACCTTAATTACTTCCCTTACGACTACCTTGATTTCAGGTAAAGTAACTTGATAATTACTTTCCGACAAAGTGATAGTCAATTTAGAAAAACCTAGATGTATGTCCAAATTGGCAAATTCAATTAAAATGGCTTTTTGATTATTTAAATTTATAATTTTGCAATTTTCTTGTACTAATTTACCTGAAACATTCTTATATGTAACCACCACAGCTTCTACCGTATCAAGATTAAAATATTTACCATTATCTAAAACCTTGATAATTATTTCATTAGTGTCGTTTTTTGCGAATGACGGAATCACTCCTGTATAAGTATGTTTAAGGTCTACCTCTAAGTTATATTGA